GTTCAACTTCCCTTGCAGGAAATTCTTTCCTAGAAACTTATGGAAGATTTGATACTAGATACACTACTCCTTCAACTCCATGGTTTATTTCTCAACCATTTGGCGGCATAGAATATGATCTTTTTAGAATTGAATCTCGTGACGACGGCGCATATGCAAACAGCAGATACAAGATCTCAATTACAAATATAGTTGCTTCAAGTAATCCAAATAATCTATATGGAACATTTACTGTAGCAGTTCGTGAATTTGACGATAGCGATTTCCAACCAAGAGTAATTGAACAATTTATAAATGTAACTCTTGATCCAAATTCTGATACCTATATTGCAAAAGTAATTGGTGATAGAAGTGCATACTTTAATTTTGATGCATTAGAACCAAGTGATAGAAGAATTATCACAAGCGGCAAACATCTCAATAGATCAAATTATATTAGAATTGTAATGAATCCAGAGCTAGAAGCAGGCAATATTCCTGTAAATGCATTACCATTTGGATTCAGAGGTCCACAACTATTAAATACCAATTCAACATTAACCGACGTTACTGGATCGGTCTTTAGACTAGCTGGCTCAGGCTCTGCTGTTGGTTCTAATGGAGATCTACTTGGCTCTATAGTTCCACCTATGCCTTATAGATTTAAAGTTACAAGAGGCGAAGTAGATTCAAGTCCATCTTATGTTGGAGAACCTGGTATTCTAGAAATAGCAGATTCAAGATATTACTGGGGTGTTAAATTTGAAAGAACAACAGACGTTCTAAATTCAAATATTGATCCCCTACAAAATAACTTAATCAGATCTCTAACACAGTTTGGTGGTATCGCTAAACTTGATGCTATGGTAACTGGTTCTTATACTGATCAATTTAATAGCAATAAGTTTACTTTAGCTAAGGTTGCTCTATTCAATTCTTCTATTTCAGATATAACAGCATCCTCAAATGTTCACATGAGAGAAGCATCTTACATAAGAGACGGAGTGCCAGATGTTACAAATTATACAATAACAGATGTTCTATCAGGTAATCCAAGAATTACATTTGCAAGCTTGCTTCAAAAGGCACCAGCTTCAACTTTTAATATATTCTCAAATTATACTAAGTTTACGACTATAATGCTTGGCGGATTTGATGGAACAAATATTCTAGACAAGAATGCTGCATCTCTAAATGATAGAGCTACGTCAACAGAAAACAGAGGAGCAATAAGAGGTAATTGTAATTCTTCTTTCATCTCTCCCGGTCTTGCAACTAACGTAAATGGTGTTGGTATACAAAACAATACTGTAGCTTCGTATAGGACTGCCCTAGACATAATCACAAATCCATTATTATCAAATGCTAATCTCTTGGCAATACCAGGGCAGAGAGATCCATTGGTGGTAGATTATGCTAGAAGTGTAAATCAAGATTATGGTCTTTCCATGTATCTAATGGATGTACCAAACTACAATGATCAACAACAAAGAATTTGGGACAGCGATCCTGTAAATTCAGGAACAATAATCAGCGTACCAGATACTGCGGCTATATTTGAATCAAGAAATATAGACGATACACTAGTTGCAGCGTACTTCCCTGACATTGTTATTAATGACGCAAGAAACAACAGAAGAGTCATGGTACCAGCATCTATTGCTGCCCTAGCAGCTCTTGGATACAATGATAAAGTTGCATTCCCATGGTTTGCTCCTGCTGGTTTTAATCGAGCAGCACTAGATTTCGTATCTCTTACAAGAACAAGATTAAATCAATCTGATCGTGAACGATTATATCAAGTTAGAATCAATCCAATTGTTAAGTTCCCAAGAGAAAATTATGTAATCTTTGCTCAAAAAACACTTGATAATAATCAAACTTCTCTTGACAGTATTAACGTTCAAAGAATGGTTCTTGATGTCAAGAAACAAGTAATTGATGTTGGTAATAGATTGATCTTTGAACAATTGACACCAGCATTAAGACAACAATTTGTTAAGAATGTTACACCAATCCTAACAAATGTTCAGAGTAGAGGTGGTTTACAACAATTCAAAATTATCTGTGATAACACAAATAATACAAACTTGGATGTTGAAAACAATAGAATGAATGCAAAAATCTTACTAGTACCAGTTAAAGCAGTAGAATTTATTGCAATCGACTTTATTATCACAAGAGCGGGTGTGGAGTTCGTCTGAGAATAATAGTTAAATAATAGAATATTGGAGTAATAAATGACACAAATATCGTTTAAATCTGCTGGAGTCTCAGCGAGAACAATCAATCTAACCGGTCCTACGGCAATACAGCCCACAGGAATCCCTGCTGGTGTAATCGGACCTTCTCTAAAGGGTCCAGCATATGTGCCAGTAACAGTTGCTACAAGTCAAGACTTTAACGTAATTTTCGGAAACCCTACAGATAATTTCAATTATGGACCACTATCCGTATCTGAATGGTTAAGAAATCAGGGTTCTGCAACCTATATTAGAGTACTAGGAATTGGAAACGGTCAAGCTAGAACCACCGATGGTCTTAACGCTGGTCGAGTTGTTAATGCAGGTTTCGTAGCTGGTGACGAACAACCAAGAGAAGACGGTAAATTATCAGCAAATTCTTTTGCTAATGCTGGTGGTGATCTTGGCAGAACCTATTTCTTAGGTTGCTTTATGAGTCAAAGCCTAAATTCTACTGTCTTTACGGATGCAGGGCTTCCAAGTGCCGGTGTTCCAGTTGTTAGAGCAGTATTAATGGCTCCATCCGGTGTATTGCTTACTCTATCTTCTGCCAGAGATACAAACAATGCAATTACTTCTGCAACTATAGGTGCAGTAGGTAGTGCTCTTGGAGCCCCAACTGGTTCTCTTATATTGTCAGCTTCAAGACAAGAATTCGTAATGCTTCTTAATGGACATAAAGGAAACGATACGCAAAATCCAAATGTTCTAACTGCATCATTTGATATTAATGCACCAAATTATTTCGGTAATGTATTCAATACAGATCCAGATAGTTTCCAAAAAGCTGGACACTTACTCTATGCAGAATATAAACTATCTCCAAGTTTGGCAGTTCCAACCGGTTCCTCAATTGTTATCGCAGCTTCTGGCAGTACCGGAGTTGAAAATATTGCATTCCTAGTTACTGGATCTGTAGCTAGAAATTCTGGTAGCTCAACAGCACCAAATTATGAAAACTATGAAGATAGATTCAGAACAGCTAAATCTCCATGGATAGTTTCACAACAATTCGGTGGAGCAGTTCAAAATCTATTTAGAGTTCACTCGCTAGATGATGGCTCATATCCAAATGCTCAAGTCAAATTCTCAGTAGAAAATATTACACCAAGTAATACCTCAGATCCTTATGGAACTTTTGATCTTGTCGTCAGAAGCTTCTCAGATAATGACAAAGCAAAAGTTGTTTTTGAGGCATTTAGAGGCGTTAGTTTGAATCCAGGTTCAGATAGATATATCGCCAAAGTTGTTGGAGATTATAAAACATATTATGATCTAGACCAAACTTTAGTTGCACAAAAACTTATTACAGTTGGCGATTATACAAATAATTCAAAATATATTCGTGTAGAAATGGCTGATAAAGTAGCTGCTGCCGAACTAGATCCCTCAGCATTGCCATTCGGTGTTCGTGGTCTACCTCATTTAGTTACCTCTGGTTCTGCTCTCTCTTCACAAGTTGATGCAAACTATTATCAAGTAGCTACGAATATATTCAATGAAACTGTTCAAGTACCAGTTCCATTTAGACAAAATCTAAATCGTGGAACAGGTGCTGCATTAACCGCAGACCCAGGACTCTACTGGGGTGTTCAATTTGAACAAAAAATCTCTGCAACTGAATTAAATTCATCAACTGTTCCAGATCTAACCCTAGAAAGCCTTACAAAATATTTCCCAGATTTCCAAAAAGGCTATATAAACGTAGTTGTTTCCGATAATGCTGGTGCAGCAGATGGAGCAAATGGTATTGTAGACGCAGATAGATTTAATAACAATCTATTCTCTCTAGGAAACATCAGAGTACCATATATCTCAGGTTCAACAAGCGTTGATACTGTTAATGCAGTAAGCTGGTCTTATGTAAGACAAGGTGGAGTAACAACAGATACTGTAAACTTTACTCGTGCGCTAGCTGTAGACGATCTTCTAGATCCAACAGTAAGAAGATTATCTAAATTCAATTTCTGCCTACAAGGTGGTTTTGATGGCGTAAGAATTTTTGATAAACAAACAAGACTATTAACTGAC